AAGGAGGGGGAGGTGTAGAGCTACTAGAACTGCTGGAAGAGCTTGAGCTATCCGAGCTACTAGAAGAGCTTGAGCTTGATGAGCTACTGGAACTACTAGAAGAGCTTGAGCTTGATGAGCTACTGGAACTGCTAGAAGAGTTATCCGAGCTACTGGAACTGCTAGAAGAGCTACTTATCTCTATCTCGCAGCAAACGCAGCAATCACCGGCGTCGAATACAATGTTACCGAAGCTGTTTACAGACACCGCAAAACAGTTTCCAGGCTCAATATTCTTTATCCAGTGTGTATATAGCGCCTTACCGTAAATCTTGTTAAACCATGTGGTGGTTGTTTCTGAGAACCAGCCAATGTCTTTGAATTCGGGATGGTCTAAATTAAACTGGTCGTTGTAAACAGCGCCACTTATATCACCGTTGTATGTATCTGGAAGATGTATCTCCCACTTATGGTTGCCAGCAGAAATTATTGTAGTTTCCCACGGAACTATGTCATTGTCTGGATTGTATATATCCAACGGTCCACGAACGTTATCCATTGGGAACTTCCAAGCTATAAGCTTGATGTCTTCGCTATACTCTGCTTTTATCTGCTTTCCGTCTTTTACGTCAATAGGAATGTCAGCCTGCGGCGAATACAAGTTACCATCAATAGAGAAGCTTCTCAGTTCGCAGTTCTTGAAGGTGCCGTCAATGTTTCTGTCTACGCGGGTTGATAGGTTGTATGAGAAATAGACAGTGCCGAATGACCATGTGTAACGCTCGCCCAAATTCCACGACTGCTTTTTGTCGTTGATATAACCAATACCAACATTGTTTCCTATGTTATACTCATTGAACTTCCCGTTATACCATGTGTCAATCTTGAGATTTTCAGAATGAAGAACTGGAACTCCGTTTCCGTATGTCTTCATGATGAGGTCAATACCACTTACCTTTATGAACTTGTTATCAAATATATCTTGTTCTATAAAGATAACTTGATATGGGTTCTGTGCATCATCCGGAATGACAGGGGTGGTTGGGGAGTATGGGACTGGCTCGGAGGTCGGTGTCTTTATAGGTATTCCAGAAGTCTCTCTACGTTTTGCTACTATGTTAGCAAATAAAAATATCTTAGCACACTCTTTGGTGTATTCGGGATAGAAGTAACTGCTATCGAATATGTATGGATTGGAGTATATGAACTCCTTGTTTGGGTTGAGTGGGTTGCCAACAAATATAGGAACTATAGACCCCGTTGCCATCGTTGGGTGGTCAGATACAGGAAGAGGGCTTTTAGTCTCTTCCTGTATTCCACTACTTATTGGAATATCATCTAATGAGTTTGCAACGGCATTGGCAAACTCAAGCTCCTTTTCGGGATACGGAGAGGTAGTGCGAATGGGAACACTGATAGCGCCATTTTTACCGAAGTTACCAGTTCTAACGGGCTTTCGTGATCCCCTACCTCTTAGTGACATTTATCCCCTCATGTTTTGCTCTCGTTAGAAGCGGGGGTTTCCTGCTTTACGATATGGGTTTCTGCCTTATCCTGCGGAATGTTTATCTTGAAGAAGAATGGGATGTCGGCAAGGGCGGCAAGGTCGAGTCCGATATCAACACTCACAATCTCTTCGTCGCCAAGACGGCTCTTTACGAGGTCAGTGACCTTCATTCTCAAGTAGTGCATTGAGTCGGCAGTAAACTGCTTGGTCTGCTGAACGTATTCGGTAAGAACTTCCTGAATGCAGCGTTCAACTATCTTCCGTGTAACCGGATTCAACGCTGTAGCTGGTTGATCCTGCGGCTGTGTTGGGGTCTGTTCATTTTCACTCATGGTAATCTCCTGTGGATTATATTATATACCATGATTATTATAACCCTTCGCCAAGATCGCCACCCATGTCTTCACCACCGTCATCTCCGCCAGCATCTCCACCAGCGTCACCGTCATCTCCACCATCGCCAGCGTCTTCAGCACCATCGGCTGGAGCTTCTGCATCGTCTGCTGCGGCTGCATCTGGATCGGCTATAACTGGATATACAGATATTCTTGACGAACCGACTCCATCTTCACCCTTGAAGTCGTTTACGAATGTTCTGAACAGCGGACTCTTCTTATAATCCTCAATATCCATGTTGTCTTTTATAAACTTGTCTATTGTAGGTGGAAGTGGTGAGTATATTCTGTTGAATGCTATCACTCCACGCTCACCAACAGGCTGGAAGTATGATATAGGTATGAGGTTGGGGCGAACCTTCTTCTCGTCTGAGAAGTTTATCTTTATAGACTGAATATACTTTATAGCCTTCTTATTGTCAACCCAATCCTCACCAAACGACTTGTTCATGAACTGTGCTACACGGTCAACAGCGGTCTTCAAGTCTTGCTTGTGGGATATGATACGCTGAACGCCATTCTCATCGTTGTAGAATATAGGAATGTTGGAGTTGTAAATGATAATGCCACGTTCACGACTTGCTATCTGTGTGAACTCACGGCGAAGCTCTTTATTCTTCTGAATGTATATTTGATACTGGTCTGGTGTCAAGCGAGATTCGAGTTCATCGGCTCTTACGCCAATCTTCTTCTCGTCATCTGACATGAGCGTGAGTGGGTCAATACCAGCATACTTGAACTTGAAGCGAGCTAATCTTATATTAGAGTCTGCTGTCAAGGAGAAGTCTATCTTAGGGTCGCCAGAGTCGGTGAACATCTCACGAACCTTCTGATCATCGGTGGCTGTAGGAGCATCACCGGAAGCCGTTTCCTGCCCTTCTGGCGCATCTTCTCCAGCAGCGGCATCTCCACCCTCTTTATCACCACCTTCGCCTCCCATGCCCTCTGCTGCGGCGTCTACGTCATCCTGGCTGAAGAGGTCATCCCCACCACCAGCGTCTCCACCCTCTGCACCAGCATCGGCTGGGGCATCTTCGGCAGGAGCGTCTTCACCCTCACCAGCCTCAGTCAATAGACCAAGGCGATACTTCAGATTTGTTTTAATATACTTGGTTAGGTCATCCATGGTGCGTTTCCTAAATAAAGGTATCCCCTTTATTTATACGAAACGCTTATATGCGCTTTATGACCTTGTAATCGTCGCTTGGAGTTATGGTTGAATAAATCCATGTGATAGGAAGCACGATCTTCTGTGAGTCTTGGTAGTTCAAGTCAACCTGACCCATATTCTGTGGGTGAAGGTCACGGAACTCAAACTCCATGACCTTTTCGTGGTGATTGTTCAACATGAGAAGCTTGCCAGAGACATAGAAGTTCTTATAGTAATCCATGGTGGTCAGCTTGTTGAACTCTTCCGGGTTACTGGCTGCGTAGAACCAATAAAGCATCATACGGTATATAAACCAGTGTTCATCGCCAAGAACATTTGTATTGAGGGTTCCAAATTCCAGCTTGCCCGTGATAGCCTTGAGGGTGGCAAATGTTGTCTCAATGTTGGCTGTATATAGGTTCAAGTCAGGTAGAGTGCATGACTGGAGGAACAGAGCGAAGTTCTGTGTGTCTTGGTTAGACTCACGAATGTAGTCTATTCCGCTTTTGCTTATAGCGCCAATGGTTCCGTCAAGCTTGAAGTTCTTATCGTTGGCAAACTTTGACATGAGGAACGACGAAGGTATTCTCTCAATAACAAATATGAAGTTGTTTGTATGAGCTTCGTTTATCAGCAACTCATTATTGGTGACTACTTGACAGGTCATCTTATCTCCTTGGGTTTACCCTGAAGTAGTATACCACAACATCGGTGCAATCGGTGGTGCCACCTGGGTCGCCCGATGTTCCGGAGGTTCCTGAAGTTCCCGACGATCCCGTTGTAGCTGGCGAAGAGCAATCTTCTACATTTACGGTCATGGTTATCTCGACTCGGAATATGCCAGTTCCACCACAGTCGCAATTGGTCTTGTAGCGGTATGAATACCAGCCTACCTTGCCTGTAATCGGGCACATCTCACCACCAACAACAAACTCGTTCTTCTCATTGTAAATCTTGATATCGGTCAGGTCTGCCCAACGATAGTCGTTGACCTGTTGTTGAACGGTCATGTCGGTGTAGGGACGGTTCGAGGCTATGATAGTAACCGTATCTCCGCAATAAAAATCAACTGGTGCTACTTCTGCCATATTATCCCTTTCTGAAGAATACGTCTATACTTGTGCATTTTGCGAACACTATATCTTTTATCTTAGGGCAATACTTGGTTGTGTCGGGTGCGCCTGTTGGTGGTGGGGTTGGGTTGCCAGTAATAGCAACACACTCTCCACGGTCAAACTTATTGCGCCAATGGTCAATGCGCTTGTAAGCTTCGTCGTTCCACGAATCCCAATCAAATACTCTACCGCTTGAATGTGCCATAGTGTTCCCCTATTACTATTTAGCTTTTCTTTGGGGGTTGAAGGTGAGTCATCTCGGTCAATCCATGAGTTCCCTTTAGGTTCTCAAAGCCATCCTTGACGCAAACGACATAAGATCCAGCAGCGGCACCGAATGATGTCAGCGAATCGACCTGACCCCATATAAGCCACTTTCCCGACATCATCTGGTCAACATTGGTGTCGCTCATGACCGACTTGAAGACGATATCGGCAACCTGTCCAGGTCTTCTTAGCTGGTTCATGGTCATATCAAGCTGACATGATATTCCAGAGTGAATGGTGTTGTATGAATATTCATTCTGCTTCATCTTTAGAAGACGCTTGGCATCGTTGAACGAATGCGGTCTAACCTGTGACCACTGGTTTCCGTAGTTTGATGCGTGAAGTGAATACTGACCCAATCCGCTGTAGTTCTTACGGAACGTATTGAAGTCAAACGCAACATGTTTGTTGTCGTTGATATAGTCAAACGTTGAGAAGGTTTCCCCTGACATCTGACCGAATGATGTCTTCAGACGGTTGAAGTAGTTAAAGCGACGAGTGTATATGGTATTGGTTATATCATACTTGTCGGTCTGACCTTCGTTGATATCCCTAACAGGCTCTTCGGTTCCTTGTGCAGAACGATTCGTATGCTGGGCATACTGACTTGAGAATACATGGTATTCCTTCTGCTTCATGAGTGTGTAGATAGACTTGCAGCGGAAGGTTGGCTTTTCTCCAAACTTCTTGGGAGGGTCTATGTAACAGACGTAGTATGGCATGCCATCTTTGTTGACTGCAAACTTACGAAGGTAGTTGAGAGTCTTGAGTGGCGACCAGTTTGGTATGAAGAAGTTTATCTTATCTTCTTCTGTTTCCAGAGTCTTCTCAATATCAATGTCATACCAGTTGAGAATATTAGGTATGGAGTTGACCGTATCATTCATGATGTCATATATAGTCTTGGAACGCTTAGGGTAAGTTGACTTGCTACCCCCATCCCAGCTATATGTCTTATACACGCTATTAGCAGTCATGAAGTAATGTGCAGGCGCTTCAATGAGAGAGAACTGAAGTAGATTACTTCCACGATCCCATTCCTGTGTGTTCTGTGCTTCTCTAACATCGTTTATGAAGAAGTGGTATATCTTCTCCGGAACCCCGTCAGGGTGAATGCTATTCTTGTAGCGTATTGATATGATTTCATTACCAGTCAACGGCATGAACTCTCTGGAAGCGAATCTATCATGTGTTGTCATCTTAGCTGTTCTAAAATACATATCCAAAGAGTCATGTATTTCTACCTTGAGAACACTCTCTTCCATTCTATGTTCAAAGAAGTCAATAGACTCATACGAACCTGTGAAATCGTTGAGTCTGATGATACCGATAGAGTATCCAGCATTTACTACAGCTTCAAAGGGTGAGACTCCGTTAGACATTTGACTCCGCACTTAGTTTTAGGTTCTTTTTATCGTTGACAGACTTGAAGAATAATATATCCTTTTTTATCTGTGGAAGGTATATGTCTTTTATTATCTTTATAGTATGGTTACTGTCAGGTCCCGGTGTAAAGTCTCCTGCCATAACATCGTCCAAGAACGTGAATGGGTTTGTGGCGTCATTTACTACGAGAACCAACCACCAGAGATTTATAGTTCTGTAGTATGTGTTGGATATAGAATATATAGTGTCTGTAGGTGATACGATATGGTATCTGTAAGCGTTATGAACCCCGTCTTCAGGATACACATAAGTTCTGTAGTTGTTCCACATATCCAATATAGGGGTGGATATCTCTGTCTTGTCATAGTAAATCTTCGGAAATAGATTTGTGAAACTATTAGCTGATAATATTTGTTCGTTTGGCATATGTTATCTTATTAACCTCCATACGGCTTTTTTAGAACACTGACAATTCCGTTCTTTTGTACAGCCCCGCTACTATCTTTTGTATTGAGAAGTGGCGAATTCTCAAACATAGCAATCCAATCATCGGCATACATCTTTTCAACAACTTTTATTTCAAGCTCACATTCAGCAACCATAGGTATGGTTAAATCCAACAGTTGTTTCTGTTGGTCGGTTATCTTAGTCAAATCATCGACTAATGAATGTGCTTTAACCCACGGTCCTCTAAACGAGTACGAGAAGTTTGTTATTGCACAAACATTATAAGTAAAGAACCCTGAAGAGTGTCTTACTCTAACATAGCTCGGTGGTTCTGAAATAGCTACACGCATTCCGGGATACGACGAGAGAAGATTTACCAATTGCTCTTGCGCTCCGGGTTCTTCTTGTTTTTTAGTAGCATCGTTGGTTGCCACCTGTTGTGACGTTTTATTAGGATCATCACCGGTTGTTATCTTAACGGCATTTCCATCTTTATCCTTTTTAGTTGTAACAACTTCCAGAACTCTCTTGGGGTGTGACCATGCTGTTATGGTTATAAGTGGAGCATATACGTCATTTACCCACTGATCAATTGGATTTATGCCGGGTTTACTTCCTTTACCGGAGCTAAATAATATGAAAGGTATCTTGAAACTGACCTTATCAGTCTTCATATAGGTGTCTTGCTTATCAAGGGTTATCTTTTTCCTCGCTGTATTATTTGCAAGATTTTCAGCGGTGTTTATTATTCCACTAGCAGAATCCAATAATCCAGCCACCGTATCAAGTATCCTCGACATAATGCCGTCGCCTTCACCCCATTCATGTGAGAAACCAAACTTCAACCAATCAGTCGAAGAAGGTGCTATACGCATTGTGTAAAGAGTTTCCGTAGGTTTTCCTCCATTTAAAACCATCTTTACAAGATCGCCGTCCTTCTCCGGTTTTATAGTCACCGGCTTATTACCAATGAACTCAAGGATAACTTCGTCAATAGCACCGTCTCCAGGCTCCGACGATTCTGGATTCATAACCTTGACACCTGAGAACTGCGGACCCTTTAGGAACGATAGATTGACTGCATCTATCTTCTTAGCGCCTGTTCTCTGGATACCAAACGCCTTACAGGCATCTAAACTTGGAACATATAAGTCTGGAGCATTAGCCATTAGATTTTACCCCCATTGAACGAGTTATTACTCATAAGTTTAGTCATCTCAAACTGCTTGTCATGACCTCCCGAGTTTCCACCCGTTCCGACAGCCCCTATTATGTTCTTCTCCATAGTCTTCAGTCTTCCTGCGAGAGTATCTATCCCCTCGCTAATCTCATTCATGGTGTTCTGCATGGTCTTGGCGTATTCTGGTGTTCCCATACTGTTGCCAACATTAGAAACGAAGTTGCCCAATCCACCAAACTGTACAGGAACGGCAGGCTTGCGGTTATTGTCAATCTGGTGAACATATGAGCCATTGTTGCCAACAGCAGCTAAGAGTGTCTTATCTCCAATGCTTACATCGCCTATGACGCTGAGAATCATATTGTTCTTATCGTCAGCTTTCGGTCCACCGGCAGCACCGCCAGAAGGAGCAGCCATCTTTGTTAGTATAGCAGCGAAGAATCCGCCGCCGAGCCAGCCAGGAAGGTTAGCCAAGCCAGATATGATACCATATACAACATTGTAGATTGAGTCGAGAGCTACCTGTATGATAGGCAGAAGTGGCTTGAAGTTGCTCCACAGGAAGTCAACAAGCGGCTTGAAGAATGGTAGGTAGGTGTCGAAGAAGTCGCTGAGTATCTTCGAGAAGTTATTACCACTGGAACCACTGAGTGGAATAACGGCTTCTGGTCCAGCTTCACCTATAACAGCTTTTGTTGGTCCTGTTACGATGCCGCCTTCAGCGAACCAGTTGAATGGATTGAGAGCGTCACTAATGCCGCCTATTATGTTCTTTACACCGCCCATAAGTTTATCTGGAAGGTCTGATATATATTCCCAGGTCTTCTTCAAGCTTCCCCAAATACCCTCAACGGTACTTGAGACGGATTCCCATCCTGACTTTAGAATTCCACCAATCCACCCAAAAACCGACATGGCTATATCCGAGTAGTAATCCCAAGCCACCTTGAATGTATCCCAAAGCCACATGATAGGTATGAGAAGGCTATCACCGAGCTTCTGAAGTATTATAAGAAGGCTTATGACCTTATCAAATAGAAACTCTGTGAACCTGTCGAACATTCTCTTTACTATAACGCCAGCACCAGTAAAGTCTCCAGTGAATATGGCTTTTATCAATCCAATAGAATCAACTAAGCTGTTCCACACCAAGCTGATATAGTCTTTTATGAACGAGTATACCCACTTGAAAGCATCCATAAAGAATCGCATGAAGGGCATGAATATGCCGAATAGGAACTTGAATACCGGTCCTATGATTGGAAGTTTAGAAAGGAACTCTCCAAAGTTTCCGAATATATTGAATATATGTTCGAAGGTGCTTGATACATAGGCTACTATACGATCCATCAGTCTAACTATAATCTTGCCAGCACCAACGAAATCGCCGCTGAATATACTATCAACGAAATCATACACATCTGTTATGATTCCCCAAATGAACTTCAAGGTATCCCAAGCCCAATAGACGAACTCCTTGAGGTTGTTCCATGTCATTATGAGGAAGTCAACGACATATTGCTTGATGAATCCCCATACCATTTTTATCTGCTTACCAAAGTGCTTCCACAGTAAGAAGAGAACTATTACTAATAGGATAACGGCAGCAACAACTATAAGTATGATTGGTAATACGGTCGTAAAAAAAGTTACAGCCATTGATATGAGCGTAGGAAGTATAACACGGAATATGGTTTTCGATATCAACGAAATCGCACTCCACATTCCCGAAATCATCTGCATAGGAGATGCGAAAGCCTTCATCATTCCCTGCATCTTGAATAGCCTGTCTCTGAAAGCATTAGTCTTATCAGAAATCTCCAGCAGCTTGGCACCAAATGGTGAATCCTTTAGCTTCTGTCTTTTATCATGTTCCTTTATGGCAGTCTTGAAGCTAACAGGGTCGAGTTTCGTTTCAAGCTCTGTCATCTGCTCAACAGACATATTCTCAAGTTCAAGAGCTAACTTCTCGGTACTCATAACTTGATATTCGGATACCTGTTTGACCAACGTTGTGGTCATGGCTTGGTTATTTGCTATAAATGCAACATCGTTATACGAAGTCATCATCATAGTAGACATAGACCTGACCGTAAACAATATACTCTTCACATCAGCTTGTATTATTCCAAGAGAAGTCTTTATAGTCTTGAAGAAGTTGCTGATAGAGCCAAACATAAGCATGTCTTCTTCATCAGATTCTTCCGTCTTCTCAGGCGAGGCTGAACCAGCAGCCTTACCGCCCGACAACAACTTCACAATGTAGTCTATCTTGAACATTGACTCAACTTGATTAGCTAACGCCTGGAACAGAGTCTCGTCTATGTTCTTGACGTTCATCTGTAAAACACTGTATAGCTTCTTAGAATCAGTTACACCCATTTCTTTGAGGGTGGCTTCAAACTCGCTAATTGTATTGGTTAGGGTTTGAACGTCTTTCTCATTTCCACCCTTCTTAGCAGTATCAAGCTCATTTTGCTTCTGCTGTATCTGTGTAACTATATCAAAAATCTGCTTAATAGTCGGCTCTGGTGGACGCCCCTTAGCTTCCATTTGAATTAGTTTATGCGCAGATGCAATATCAATGGGCATATGTTACTTCTTGCCGTTGTTGGGTATATTCAGTCCGCTCATGCCAGCACCCATTGCGTTTGCAATGGTCTTGCATATGATTTCGACAGCCTTCTTAGCGAATTCGAATGTATTTTTGATGAACTCGTTCTTATTATCCATCTCCTTCTCGAACTTCTGCTTGAAGAAAGACTTATAGTATTCGAATTCAACACAAGACAATTCCTCCGCCTCCCTTATATTTATAGAAGACGAGGAATATATGGTTATTTCAAGAAGTTCATTGAGTACCTGTTGGTAGGCACCCGCCTGCATCAACTGATAAAAAAAACGGCGACGTTTGCCTCTTCATCTGAGGTATGTTCGCACTTCTCACACTTGAACTTGAATGGTATCTTGACACCGAAATCGGTGTTCTTGATATAGTCGGTTATAACCTCAAGGTCACGGTTCCCAAGGTTCTCGAAGAACTCAATCTTCTCTTCAATCTTCATAGGAACTTCGGCTGTTATATCGTTCTGGCTCATAACTATCTTGCTGATATATCCAGCCATCATGATAAACTGGCGTTCCGACATGAGAGTAATCTTCTTGTCATAGACAATCTTCTCAAGCTTCTTTTCATCGGCTCTACGAACTGGTCCAAGGATTATCTTAATAGCGCCACCGGCAGTTGTTATGGTTCCACCAGTCTTTGGCTCTTCAAAGTTCTTAGTGACAATATTTGCCATGCTGAATGGTATGTTCTTGTTTATATGCTCACATTTTGGGCATTGGTGAACAAGCTGAGTCTCGTCACCCGAAGCGGCTCTACGAATGCTCACAAGAATCTGATAACGCTCCTGAACGGTGAGGTCATCAGTCTCTCTACCATCCTCCAATGTTACATACTTCTCAACAATGTCATCAAGATTCTTCTGGATGAGCTTTTCATCCTTGGTTTCTATGGCTTTGAGAAGGTCTTTCTTGTCTTTGACCTTCATAGGCTTTACAAAGGCTTTTCTTCCCGAATAGCACAAATCTATTGATAGTTCGTCACCGCTGGAAGTAGCGTAAAGCTTCTTCAAATCGGTCAAATTGAACGATGGCTTGTCATCAGACATAGTATCTCTCCTAAGTATATTATAACATCACACAGGTATAAACTAATTGTTTTCAGATACCCTTGTAAGGGTTGATAGTCGCACGGTTGAACTTCTCAATGTTATTATTGATGTCCTTACCCAAGTAGTTCCTTATACGGAATCTTAGGGGTGGCGAATATCTGAAACTCATCCAGTTAGCGTAATCAAGGAATCCGGCTGGATCCGGGGTGTTTATATCACCAGTTGCAAACGGGTTCAAGGCTTTGAAGTTGGATAGGAAGCCGAAGGCAGAGTCATCGTTGGAAGCTATGCCGTTGATGTTCTGTTCTTTATTACCTTCAGGGTCGGTAAGAAGAGTTTCTTCGGCTGATGTGTTGTTTATATTACCAGTATCGTTCCCCGGATCATCCATCCAAACATCCTCATTACCTTCGGCATCGGCAAGCTTATCCTCATTCAAACTTCCACCATTTATTTTACTGTCAATTTGAGGTTGTGTTACACCATCATACTTTTTACCGAAGTGATAATTTACAGCATACGCGGAGTTACTTGAATCAATTTTAGATTCTTCTACCTTAGATGTATTACCAGCAACATCGGTGTTTATTATATAATAATCGTATGAGAAGGTAACTGTAAATGTTTCCACTTCTTTATTACCCTGGTCAAGATTTATTTCACCGACTCTTGATGGGTATAAACCAAAAAACTCATAACCACTGACTACTTGACCATCTTTAGATAGCTGAAGAACTCTAACACCGTTCTTCTTGTATGAACCAGCCATAAATGGAACTTGGCGAATTGGATCATATATGAGAGAAGACCATGCCATAAACTTATGTCTAAGCTTGTGGTACTCATCCGCAAGAAATGTAACAGACCAATCATCAAATGTAGCATGACCAGCCATCTTATACTTAGAACCCTGAAACTCAAATCCTTTGTCTTCAAGATTATATGAAGGCAGTATGGTAGACTTCGCAAGCATGGTTAGTGCCTGCGAATTATCTTCCATCTGAGGAATATGAATTTGGAATAGGTATGACCGAGCAAAATCACCAATCAACGTTCTAAAATTATAGAGGTTGACTGAGGGTACTCCGTCATTAGTATTAGACACTTCCGGAGCGGTTGCGTCGGAAGTGCCTATTGTCAATAGAGGCATCAATCCTCCTTATTATGCGCCACCAACTGGACCAGATGTTGTAGCACCGACGATAACGTTTGAACCCATGAATGGAAGAGCGTTTGTAACGGCATCCACTGTGAGTGACGAAGCATCAGCACCAGCACGAACTGCGTAGAAGTCATAGTTGAACTCTACTGAGAACTTCTCTGGATCTTGTTCGCCATGACCGAGGGATATTTCACCAACGGAGACAGGGAACATGCCAACGAACTTGTAAACGAATACTCTCGAACCAACACGGTTCAACTGAGAAACTGTGATATTATCAGACTTGTAGAACAATGGCGAGCCTGCTACCTGACGCTGGGCGTCATATATAGAACCCATCCACTGCATGAAGCGCAAACGAATTTCGTGAGCGTCATCGGCAAGGAACTCGCAAGACCAGCTTCCGCCGAACTCAGCGGAAGTTGCTACCTTGTACTTCAATCCCTGGAAGTCGATGTCGGCGGTTCCAATCTTATACTCAGGAAGCTTCGTTGTACGAGCAAACGCTGTCATCTCTATTGGATCAGAACCAATAGCAGGAATGTTGACCTCGAACAAGTGTGGTCTTGAGTGATCCCCTATGATCTTTCTGAAATCATAGAGGTTTCTATTACCCTGTGGAAATGGCATATGCTTCTCCTGTTATTCTTTTATTAGATTCCGCCCGACTTACCGACAACTTCGGTGAAGCTGACGCCAGTTGAAACTGCTGTGAATATCAACTTGATGAATTCGATTACACGGTTTGGCTTGACCATGATTTCAGCGATGAACTCGTTACGGTCGATAACATCTGGTGTGTTATTCGATGCGTCAGCAACAACGAGATAATCGGTTACGCCACGACGGGACTTGATATCTGCCAAGAATCCATTGACAAGACCTGTGAATCTGGATCTTGTAACTTCATCATTGAACTCGAAGAGGAAGTAACGAGCCAACTTTTCGATTGAACGCTCCATGTGGAGGAACAAGCGACGGACATTGATACGGTCGAATGCCGATGGCTTTGCCTGAAGGGTCTTCTGACCCCAAATGACGATTCCCTGACCAACGAAGTTAGGAATTGGGTTGACTCTGTTGTAGTAGAGTGTGTCTCTCTGTGCCTTGTTAGGGTTGATAGCGACTCTATTGATACCAGAGATGATACCACGGTTCAAGCCTGCGGCTGCGAACCATGGGTCGTACTGGAAGTCAACACGGGCAAAGATTGCGCCGACCTGACCTGTTACTGGAACCCAGCGGAACTTCTCGTTGTAGAAGTCGAACACTTCGAAATACTGACCATAGATAGCCGAGTATGACGAGTTGATATTCAACTCTGTATTGACGTAGTTAGCAACGTTGGTGTAGACACGAGCAACTGGCTTTGCAGTTGAAGTGTTTATCATCTTGCCAACTGGAACGTTGAGGATAGCCATGCAATCCTTACGAACATTCTTGCAGATATCGTCAAGTGAACGCTTCAGAATGGTTGGGTAGTCTGGATCAAGAAGGATATCGACTTCGATTTCTTCCTTATTGCAGAAGAATGTTCTCCATCCAGTTTCAATCTCTCCAACAAGGTCGAAGATATTGTCGGTAAGAGCGCCTGCTCCACCAAGGCTACGAAGACCAGTTGAGAAGATATCATATCCGGCAGCGGCGATATCATCAGTTCCAATGAAGAAGTAGATGTAGTTCGAGTTGCCGTTTACAAGGTCAGGACCGAACATCTTGTTTCCAAGAGTGTCACGCTTGTCCTTGAGCTTCGAGCCGAGATACTTCTCGAAGAGGGTTCCTGCCGAGTAAACAAAGAGAGCGAACTCGTCCTGCTCTGCGGTTACTTCTGGTCCGTATTCGAAGCCAGTCCACTGTTCAAGCAATCCACCGTTTACATCCCATTCATTAGCCGAAGACTGTGCTGGGGTAATGATAAGATCATCACGGAGAACGCTGTTCGAAAGGTAATCACCAACGTCGGTGAAGATTGGGTTCGATGTTGATGGTGGGGTCAATCCGCCCCAAACTTCGTATCCAGGGTCGCCTGACATGGTGCCAGGAGCCGAGCCGTAGTAATACTTGTAGATTATAGCCTGACGCTCCTG